AGAGAAGTGGTGTTGCCTATCTTGAATATCTTGCCGAGTGCCTGAAAAAAGGTAAACTAGAAGTGAAATGGAATATTAGTTAATGAAAGGAAATAATATGAAATACAAATTAAATAATTTAGAAGTTACAGATGTTGAAGTCGATGGTCTTGATATGAAAGACTATCCAGACTTTGTTATGGCATATATCGAGTCTGCAAAGTTTGTCTGTAATGGTAAAGAACTGAATGATGCTCAGTTAGAACAACTTCAAGAAGAGAATGCTGATTTGTTCTATGAAGACCTTTATGACAAGTGTTGTGATATTGCCGAAATTAATTACGGATAATTGAAAATAATACTTGACATTTGTTATAATAACAGGTATAATAGCCATATAAGATAAAGAAAGGAATTTATTATTATGATTAAAAATTTGAATATACCAGAAACTTGTGGGTGGTTGGGAATGATTCTCATCCACGGAGCAACTGCTCCGACATCAATCTCTGTTCTAATGGGATGGTCAACTAACTTGCCACCATTGAACTTCATACTATTAGTATGGTTTGGATTGTTCTTGTTCCTAGTGAGGGCAATATATGCTAAAGATACTTTGTACATTGTATCTAATGCTATTGGATTTGCATTAAATAGTCTTTTATTGACTTTAATTGCATTTAATTAAAAAAAACACTTGACATTTGTTGTTAAAACAAGTATACTGTAAGTATAGAGTGAAAAGAGAGGATTTATTATGAATAAAAATGTTGAACAAATTGTGGGTGAAGTGACTGACTTCCTTGCATATGTAGAGAGTTTCTACGGTAATGTGCCTGATGCGATTTATCCTATTGGTGCTACACCAGAGATGATTCTTGCCGCAACGAAAGAATGTTGGAAAAAGTTTGGTATTGAGAACTTTGCTGCAGATAGTTTGGACAGAGAACGTGTCCGTGATATTATGATTGAAAATTTTGGATTGGAGTGGAAATAATGGGATTACATATTGACGTATTAAAGAATGGTAAGTACGACTGTACAAACGGTGGAGTTACTTCTGGTGATATTAAAGGTCTTTGTATTGAAAACGTAGATGGGCCGTTTAATCCAAGTGACGATTATCCTGCCGCACAGTTGGTTTCAAGGAATATTATGGGTAGAACAATCGTTCACATCGTTCCTACTGCTGAGATTGAAAAGAAGTCTTGGACTATGATGGGTGGACACTACGGTGCAACATCTGATTCAAGGTTCAGTGAAAAGGTTGAAGAAATGATGGGTACACCATTCTATGGTGCGCTTGCAATTCACGATAGGGTTGAGTAAAAAACACTTGACAAATCTATTGACATAGTATAGAATATGCTATGTAGAGTCAGAAAAGAGAGGAAATATTATGGAACAGAAATTAGTTGACTATATCAATGCCCAACGTAAAGAGGCAGAGGAATTCTCCAAACAGCCTGGTTGTTGGATGGGTTCTATGGTAGAACCTACTAATACAGAGTATTGGAACGACAGAGTTCCCTCTGGTACTCTTGCTGAGTTTAATCGTATTGAACTTGAGGAGTCTGCTTATTACTGTGTTGCTGATGCATACAGTAAGAGTTATGCCCGTTCACTTGATTTTGCATCTATGACAGATGAAGAGTTGGATGCTGAAATCGAAGATGCTTGTGATACGATGAAACGAGAACAAGAGTGGGAAAAACAAATGGAAAAGGATGCGATTGAGGAAGAACTAAAACTTGCTGATTCGCTGGGAATTGATGTTCCTACCCTTCAACGATGGTTACAGCAGGAGGCCGCATAATGATTAGAGAAAAACAAATTCGTGAAACCATCATCGACTTAACAGGCCCATCTGGAAATGCATTTTCTTTGATGGCAGAAGCTACAAACCTTGCTAAACAATTGGGGTTGAATGGTAAAGAAATTGTTGATGAGATGACTACAGGCGATTATGAAAACCTCATCACAGTGTTTGATAAATACTTTGGCGACTACGTTATATTGGAGCGATAAATGACACCTTTTGAACAGGCATTCCTTGCCACTTCATGTCTTGCTGTTTTCTTTTACTTTGGTAAACACCTTGGTAAGAAAGAAAAGGTTGAAGATATTGTTGAACATACTTTTGATATGCTTGAAAAGAACAACATGATTAAAGTAAAAAAAGATAAAAAAACTGGCGAAAAAGAGATAATACCTCTTGACAAACTCATATAGATGTGATACTATATACTTGAAAGTGAGAGATTGACTATGATTTACAAAAACATCGGTGCGGCAATCAAGGCCGCCAAAGAAATGTGTGTTGCGTTGGAGGCCAACGTAAATATCACCGAGTGCAAAGAGGGATACGAACTCTTTGGAACTGGAAAATTCGTTATGACAATTAAGGAGTAGGATTATGAAAAAAACTATTATGACATTAGGTATGGTACTTGCATCATCATCAGCGTTTGCTGGAACTGTGCAAGACGTAAACAAAACTGTTATTCAACAGATGCCTTATCAAGTAGAGGTTTGTAGTCAACAACATTATAGTGGTGACAAAACTGGTGATACCCTAAGTGGTGCTATCATTGGTGGTATTATCGGACACCAGATTGGTAATGGTAAAGACCGTAAGAACAACCGTAATATTGGTGCAGTACTTGGTGGAATAGTTGGACACAATAATTCAACTGCCACTGGTGGTTCTCGTCAAGTGTGTAATGTTGAAACACGATACAACGAAAGTCGTGTAGAGGTTTACTCACACAGTATCGTTACATTCATGCACAATGGGCGACAGTATTCTGTACGTTTCCAAAAGTAAGAGGTTATTATGAGTGAAGTGTATAAATACTCTACCTATGAAGAAATACCATTTTCAGTAGAGTCCTATATAATAACAGTGGCAGATGTGAAAGCATTAGAACAAGTGCCACTAGAAGATATCAACTCATTCTTGAATGGTCTTGAAGAGTTTGATAAAAGTCTGCCTCCAGCAAACATCGAACAGATGTTGCAAGAGATGGACGCCAGTTGAGCAAATCTGTCCGTAGCTCAGTTGGATTAGAGCAACAGCCTTCTAAGCTGTGGGTCGCAGGTTCGAGTCCTGCCGGACAGGCCAAACTTAACTTTGATAGAAGGATATAATGAAGTATAAGAAAAAAAGTGAAAAACCATTAGGTGGCACTACTGTAATGGTTCGCAATGGCGATGTGAATGGTGCAATGAGAGTATTGAAGAAACGTCTTATTAGAGATGGATTTTTTCAAGAACTACGAGAAAGAAGTTATTATGAATCTCGTGGTACAAAAAGACGTAAGGAAAAAGCTGCAGCGACTAGACGATATAAACGTAAGATGCTGAAGCGAATGGATGAACTAGGTTATTAAAGAGGTGACAACATGGCACGGGCCGTTAAAATTGAGAGTGATAAGACCCTTCCTAAAAAGCGTAAGATTCGTAAACCAATGACTGCTGAACAGAAGAAAGCAGCAGGGGAACGACTTGCACTTGCACGAGAAAAACGTGCGAAAGAAAACCCACCAGAATATAAGTCAATCCACCCAGATGTTCTAGCAAAAGGTGACGAACATCCTTGGAGTCACATTAATGTGAAGAAGTGGATTAAGACACAAAAAGAATTATTGACAATCGCACGAAGCGATGTACGCCGTAAGATAAAAGGTGCAGAGGCACAAGTCTCTAGTATCTCTGGTTACATTCGTCACTTGGAATTATACTTACGGTCTGGAACATATATTGATATGTTTTGGGGTGAACATCAACAGAACAGATGCAAGACAGTTTGTTTAGTTATGGCGTATCACCCAGACGGCACACCAAAAAGAAATGTTGGAACATGGTATCCAGACATTAAAGAAACTTGGACAAGGGAAATGGAAGATGAACGATAATAGCCCAAAAAATAATGTGGTGCAATTTCCTTTAAGAAGTGCTCCTGATGCAAATATCAAAGTTGATAATAAAGCATTGGTTATGCATGATGACTTGAAGTTTGCTGAACACTTGACTGAAGGTCTAGTAGTAAACTTGATTCATAATCTTGGCGAAAATGGAATTGATACAAAAGACCCTGAGTTCATTCGTGATATTGGGTTTACAATCGAATTAGTAAAATCAATAATCTATAGAGGTTTAGATATGGGACATCCTATGCAACATCTTATTGGAATGTTTGTAACTACTGATGAAGATGAAGAGGATGGTGTATATACTACCTTTGATATTGACGCTCTCGCAGAGTTTGTTGGTATGGATGATGAGGATTTAGATAAAGATTGCTAAAATCTCTTGACATTTGGGTAATTATAGACTAATATATAATAATATGAAATATAAGGTGAAAAACTATGATATTGGTTGATATGAACCAAGTGACTATCAGTAATCTAATGATGCAGATAGGCTCTAAACAACAGAATGATGTTGATGAAAACTTAGTTCGACATATGGTCTTAAATTCTATTCGGATGTACCGTTCTAGATTTCAAGGCGAATATGGAGAACTTGTACTTTGTTATGACAGCAAGAAGTATTGGAGAAGAGATTACTTCCCCAACTACAAATCTAATCGAAAGAAGGATAGAGAAAATTCTGGACTCGATTGGAACACCATCTTTGAAACTTTGAATAATATTAGAGATGAAATCAAAACACACTTTCCATATAAGGTTCTAGAGGTAGAAGGTGCAGAGGCAGATGATTGCATTGCAGCAGTCGTACAGCACATTGCCGTGACACCATCTGAATATGAGAAGGTGCTTATCTTGTCTGGTGATAAGGACTTCATTCAGTTGCAAAAACACAACTTTGTGAAACAATATTCACCTGTGTTGAAGAAGTTTGTTAAGGACATTAATCCAGACATATATATTAGGGAACACATTCTGAAAGGCGATAGAAGTGATGGAGTGCCAAACTTCTTATCATCTGATGATACCTTTGTGAATGAGTTGCGACAGAAACCTTTGACTAAAAAGAAACTGGCAGTTTGGATTGACCTTGCTCCAGAAGATTATTGTACTGAGGATATGCTTCGTAACTATCAACGTAACAGAACCTTAATTGATTTGGAGTACATACCAAGTGACTTGAAGGAAAGGATTTTGGAAGAATACAAAAATCCCCCAAAAGGCGAACGGTCAAAACTACTAAATTATTTTATAAATAAAAGATTGAAAAATCTTATGAATGACATTGGAGACTTTTAATATGGTACAAAATACATATACCCCACTTCTATCTGAAGTATTAGATAAAGTGCATAAAGCAAAAACTAAAGATAAGAAGGTTGATATCCTACAAGAGTTTGATACTGAACCTCTACGAATGGTTATTAAATCATCATTCGACCCTAACATTGAATGGGAGATGCCATCTGGTGCAGTACCATATCAAGCAAATGAAGCGCCAGTTGGTACAGAACATAATGTACTGAGGAGAGAGTGTAAGAAACTCTATCGTTTTATTAAAGGTGGTGACCCAGCGTTACCTCGTGCAAAGAAAGAGACTCTGTTTATTCAGATGCTCGAAGGATTACACAAATCTGAAGCAGAACTTATTGTCAATGCAAAAGACAAGAAACTGCATCAAGTGTATAAGGGACTGTCCACGGCAGTTGTAAAAGAAGCGTTCGATTGGAACGATGACTTTCAAAGGAATAACTAAATGAAAGAAAATTATCAACATTGTTTGGAGATGATTCTCCATCACGAAGGTGGTTATGTAAATCACCCTAAAGACCCTGGCGGCGAGACAAACCTCGGCGTCACGAAAAGAGTTTATGAAGACTTTGGTGGTGAGAAGGATATGAAAGACCTTTTAGTTGAGGACGTTGCTCCTATCTATGAAAAGAACTATTGGGGCAGAATGAAATGTGATGACATTCCATCTGGACTAGACTTGTGTGTTTTTGACTTTGGCGTCAATGCAGGCACAGGACGAAGTGCAAAATATCTACAAAGAATGATTGGTACAACCGCTGACGGTGGTATCGGCCCAAATACTCTAAGAGCGCTTGCTAACTTTGTAGAGAATGAAGGATTGAAATATGCAATTGAAACCTTTCAGGCAAACCGTCAAGAGTATTATGAAAAACTAAAAACATTTGAAACATTCGGTAGAGGATGGACTCGTAGAGTTCAAGAAACTACAAAAGAAGCTTTGGAAATGTGTTGACAAATCAGTACCTTTAGGGTATTATAAGAATAATGGTGGTGGGACAACCTCTCTCTCTCAAATCTCTCTCAAGATGTCCTGCCACCATTAACTAGGCGGATGTAGTATAAAAGTATTACAATCGGTTTCCAACCAATAGAAGGTGGTGCATTACCATCCATCCGCTCCAAATTAATTTATAAACCCTTGATTTTCAAGGGTTTTTTTAAGCAGAAAGTTCTTGACATTTGTTATAAGAACAGGTATAATGGCAACATAAGATAGAGAAAGGAATCATTAATGAACTATATTGAAATCGTTGGTGGTAACAAATTTCAAAAACATACTGCTGAAAAAGTAGTTAATGAGATGATTAATGCAATGATGCCTAGAATGAGGACATTGTTTATTACAGTCAATATTAAAAAATTGACAGATGATGCTGTTGGTTGGTGTATGATGGAAGATACGAATCGTGACTTTACGATTGATGTACACAACAAATTGACACTGAAAGATTTCGTTACTACTATTTGTCACGAGATGGTTCATGTAAAACAGTTTGCAAGAAAAGAAACTTGTGGTTATGGTGTGAAATGGAAGGGTAAAAAGATTGCCCCCAAAACTCCATACTATGATTTGCCTTGGGAAAAGGAAGCATATAAGATGCAAGACAGACTTGCCCAGTTAGTTTGGGATGCAGATGTTTTATAAAAAAAGTGAAAAAAAAGTAAAAAAGTTCTTGACTTGTTGTTATAACTAGTATATACTGTAAGTATAGAGTGAAAAGAGAGGTTTTATTATGAAGTTTGAAAAATGGTTAGATACGTTGGTTAATGAAAAGGGTTTGGATTTAGACCACACATTTGAGTACAACGGCCCTGTCTACGGTATGAACATGATTCCCTTAGAAGCAGTTGTTGAACAAATCAAGGCGTTTCATCCCCAGACCCAAGAGATGACAAAAAAGAGGTTGGTTGAGATTGATTTTAAGAACGGTGATGTAATGCATTTCTTTGGTTACATTGCACAAAAAATGGCGTTATAGGAGAATATATTATGGAACAAGTTGCAGTTATACACACAGCATTTGAGGACACACCGTCTACAGTTGCTTTCGTGGATGTACCAGAAGGTGCGTTGTCAGAGAAATTAGAGTACGCTTATAGATGGACTCAAAACATCTTTGACAGTTGGTCACTAAAGATGCCTGAAGATGGTAACGATGCAGTTACCGTTATGGGTGATATCTCTGGTGGTATAGGTTTAAGGTCTACTTCAGTAGGTGACCAGATTTTGGTTGGTACTGAAAAGTATGTAGTCGCTGGATTTGGATTTGAAACATTAGATGGAAAGGAAGTAAAATAATGGGTAAAGTGAAAGATATGATGATGGATGTAGAAGATTTTGTTTATGACTTCTACACTCCAGAAGGTGAAATGACCGAATCACCAAAGGTAATTATTGAAAAGGCAATCGAGAAGTTTGGTTGGTCATTTGGTAGTTATGCAAGTGAGGTTATTGAAGAGGCCCAAGGAGAAATGGGTGCCTCTTGGGATTGGGAAAAATCTGTTTCTCAGAACTTAGTTGGTTTTGAGATTTCGGATGAAGTACCTTATTAGTATGACATTAGTTATAACACTGTTCAGTGGATGCAGTGCGATTGAAACATCTACACAAATATATCAACTGTGCAAATATCAAGACAAATGCCCAGTTGAGGTTTTGGGAGATTGGATAAATGGTAAGTAAATTTGTTTTAGGAACAGCAGTAATTGGAGTTGCTTTGTCTGGTTGTAATTATGCAGTAGCAAGTGATTGTGACTATACAAAGAATGTGAACACTCAGTGGACACAAGAAATTCAGAAAACTGAGAACATTGAACGTAATGTTTTTCCTTATGTAGAAGACACTCGTAAGTGTGTTATGACTATGGATGTAACCGTAGATGGGGCAATCTACCCTGCTGAGGGGTCTTATGTGTTTGGGCCTGACATGACTGAGAACGCTGCTTGTGAAAACGCCACAGTCAACGCTAAGAAGTCCATCATTAGTCAGGTATCACCAGAGGTTCTATCTGCAAATACTGATATGGTTTGTAAGTCTGAAGAAACGATTGTAGTTGCAGAGGCGCCTGTGGTAAACAGTGTTCCTACTGAAACAGTTGTGGTACAGAATAGTCAACCGATTGTTACAGAGAGAATTATTTCTGGAAAAGTTATTGACACATACCCATCTGATGTGGTATATTATAATAACAATAGTAATTGGGGTGGCAGTATCGTGTCAGGAACTAGTAACGTAATTCGTGGAATATTCGGTTCAGTTGGAATCGGTGGAGTACATACCGAAGTTCTAGAGAGTGGTAACATACACGTTCAGTTGCGAAAGAAGGGTGCTTGTTATGCTACCTTTGACGGTAATGCTGGAAAGATTTGTTACTAATGATGAAATTTATTATAGGAATTGTGTGTGGTATTGTTCTAATAACATACTACCCACAAATAGGGTCAGTACTAGGAGATGTATTCATAGATACTGGCATTCGTGATGACTTAGTGAACTTGTTGAAAGGGGTTTAATAATGAATAAAGTCGTAATCGTTGGAGCGTGTCTGGCACTAGGTGCTTGTAGTTCTAACAAAACAGTGGAAGTACTAAATAACGTGCCTCCTAATTCTATCGTAGACACACAAACGTATGTCTATAAATCAAAAGCAGTTACAGAACAAATTGAGGTTATGCCTGATTGGTTCAAGAAGATGCCGGAAAGCGAAACTGCAATCTATTCTACAGGGACAGCAGCAACATCAGATTTGCAGTTATCGATTGACCTTGCAGTATTGAATGCAAAGACCACACTCGCAGATAGAATCAATGGTCGTGTTCGCTCTCAAACCAAGACTTTCGTTGCAAAGATTGGTAATGAAGAAATCGGTAGTTCAGTCCTATCAGAAGTTGAAAAGGCAACAAAGAACATCATTGCAGATGTAGATGTTGCTGGATACAAAGTTTCTGAAACAGAGATTGTTTCTAATGGGCCAAAGTATCGTGCATACGTTCTGTTGGAGTATTCAGATAAAGAGGCGAATAAGATTATTCTTAATCGACTCCGTAAAGACAGAATGCTCTTGTCGAAGATTCGTTCTACAAAGGCGTGGGAAGAACTAGACAGTTCTGTTACAGAACAGAAGGATAATGATGCAATCGAATCAGAAAACAACTTGAAGGTACTTAGTCAATAATGTTGCAAGAACTAATAGTTTCGTTAATGGTATCAATCTCACCAGCAGAGGCGGCCGCAATAGATAAATCTATCGCTGGTCATCTTGCTGATGAATCCTATTGTCTCGCAGAGAATGTATATCACGAGGCACGAAACCAACCTAAAGTGGGACAGATGGCAGTTATGTCTGTTACACTTAATCGTGTGAATGACCCACGATATCCTAATACGATATGTGGAGTAACTAAACAGGGCCCAACTAGACCTAGTTGGAAAGATGAAACGGTTATGATTCCTATCAAACATAAATGCCAGTTCAGTTGGTACTGTGATGGTAAATCTGACCGTATTAACGATATGGAAACATTTAATTCCATTTATCTCTTTACAACAGGACTAGTTGATGGTACAATGATACTTAAAGATGTCACAGAAGGTGCAACACATTATCATGCTGATTATGTATTACCAGATTGGGCAAAAACTAAGACTAAAACAATTGAGATAGAAGACCATATCTTTTATCGTTGGGAGATTGCAGAATGAACATATTCTATCTAAACTACAACCCAAAGACTTGTGCCCAGATGCACAATGACAGTCATTGTAGTAAGATGATTATTGAGTACGCTCAATTGATGTCTACTGCACATCGTTATCTTGACGGTGAGTTCTACTACGGCAAGACTGCGGCAGGACGTAAAATACAGCGATGGAGAATGAACAGTGACCTTGAACATATTCTGTACAAGGCATCTCATGTCAAACATCCTAGTGGTATTTGGGTACGATATTCAAAAGAGAACTATCGTTGGTTGTATGAGATGTGGACTGAACTGAATAATGAATTCATGCATCGGTACAACAAAGATGTACCACACGAAAGTTATCGTAAACTGCATGAGGCTCTAAAAGAACCACCAATGCATATGTATGAACGTGGATTTGTTGAACCATATCAAGCGATGCCTGATGATGTAAAAAGTGAGAGTTCTTTAGTCGCCTATAGAGAATACTATATAAAGTATAAACAACATTTGGCAAAGTGGACAAATAGACAGGAGCCCTATTGGTATGCTGCATAAGATAAGTGAATTTTGTGATAAGATAGATAGTATAAAAGATATGTCTGATATACTTAGAATTATGAAATACGAAAAACCTAAAGCAAATGATGCTGATATTAACGAACTTATTGCAACAATCCAATTAGACTGTCTACTAATTGCTAAAGATAAATCAAAATACGATAAGGAATAGTATGCCAACATTTACGTTTAAGAACCATAACACTGGTGAAGTATGGGATGAATTTTTCACTAGTAACGACATGAAGTATGAGTGGTTGGAGAAAAATAAAAATATCTCACAACTTCCTAGTACGTTTGCTATATCTGGTGGAACTGGAGATAGAATTAAAAATGATGCCGGTTGGAGTGAAGTTCTATCTAAGGCCGCAGAAGGTAATCCAGGCACACCAATGGCAGAACGGTATGGTAAAGCGTCTGCTAAAGAAATTAAAACACGACAAGTAGTTCAGAAACACTTGGCAAAACAGAATAAGGGGAAATAGTATGGCAAAAGCGAAAGATATCCGTATCGATAATATGGTAACGGTTAGTCCTGTAACTGACAATCAAAAGATTGCATTCAAAGACTATAAAGAGGGAAAGAACCTTTTCCTTTATGGTGCTGCTGGAACAGGTAAAACCTTTATTACTTTGTATATGGCATTGCAAGAAGCACTAAGAAACGAAACAAAATATGATACAGTGTATATTGTTCGTAGTGCAGTTCCTACTCGTGAGATTGGTTTCTTGCCAGGCGATGAAGAAGATAAGACAGCGTTGTTCCAAGTACCTTACCAGAATATGGTAAAGTTCATGTTTGAACAACCTAATGAACAAGCATTTAGTATGTTGTATGACAGACTAAAGAACCAAGGTTCTATGATGTTCCTTACTACCTCGTTCCTTAGAGGCATTACACTAGACAATGCAATCATTATTGTAGATGAAGCACAGAACTTGACATTCCACGAATTGGATACAATCATTACTCGTGTAGGTATGGATTCAAAGATTATGTTTTGTGGGGATTTCTTCCAGAGTGATTTGCAAACAAATAGAGATAAAGAAGGTATCAAAAAGTTTATGACAATCCTTAACGGTATGAAGTCATTCTCAAATATTGAATTTACACTTGGCGACATTGTTCGCTCTGGTATGGTTAAAGAATACCTTATCAGTAAAATTAAGGCAGAAGAAAATGGGTAAGAAAAAATCAAGAAGCACTCAAACTTCAAAGGGTGAAAGAAGAAGTCTCGCAAGGGATATTGTGAAAGCAACTCGTAGAGACTATATGCAAAGCAGTGAGAGAGGTCAAAATCAACTTTCTGCATTTCTAAAGGGTAAGAATGTTGTGTTAACTATTCCCAACCCTAACAAGAACGAAACGAACAAGAGAATGATTCGTGTTCCAGCCGCAGATGTGTGGCGTAGAGGTAATTTCAAAAAGTCTTGACATTAGACTGATTTTACTGTATTATATTATTAACAATTAAAAGTGAGTATACTATGACATTCGTACATAATCCAATTGATATCCCAGAGGTATCTACAAAAAACATTAACCGTAAGCGTTTCTATAACACGCCTACAGGTTTCTATCCATCCATTACAACCGTATTGGGTGTTCGTAAAGAGAAAAAAGAAGGACTTGCAAAGTGGCGTGAACGAGTTGGTAATGATGTTGCTAACCATATCATGCGAACTGCTGCTGGTCGTGGAACTGCTGTTCACCATATGTGTGAAGACTTCCTCAATAACAAAGAGGTTATCAAAGAAGACCAAAAGTTCCTACCTTGGTGTTTGTTCTCACAACTAAAACCAACTCTAGAAAAATCAATAAATAATATATATGCTCAAGAGTGTGGATTATGGAGTGAGAAGTATCGTGTTGCTGGTCGTGTAGACTGTATTGCAGAATGGAATGGTGTTCCATCCATTATTGACTTTAAGACTTCTCGTTCAGAACGTAAAGATGATTATAACTTTGAGTATTATATGCAAGCATCTGCTTATGCAGAGATGTTTGAAGAAAGAACTGGAATTGAGATTAATCAAATCGTTATTCTAGTCGTTACAGAAGATGGACTTGTCCAAGAGTTCGTAAGAGAAAAGCATGATTATCTAGAGCCTCTCATCGAAACTATTGATATGTTCACGGAACAATGGGAAAAAGAAAATGAAGAAGCTTCTAATAGTCCAGATGTTGTTGGGGTGCCTGTTTAGTACAGTAGTATTTGCAGAACCAAAAGATTTGGAAAAGGAAAATCCACCAACTAAACAAGTTTTTCAATCGATGAAACCAGTAACTTGCACTAGTGATTCTTACGATGTAGTAAAGAAAAACTTTGCAGATTCACATGGTGAAGTTGGGTTGATGAGATATTATGGTGATGAAAAAACTGGTGTAGAAATTATTGGTAATACCAATACTGGCAGTATCACTATATTAGAATATCTGCCAACAAATAAATGGACTTGTTTTATTTCAATGGGTAAGGGATTAGAGATAAACAGTCTAATCTTTGAACAAACAAAAAAAGGTATTGAAACTAATTATTTGATTGTGAAATCTCTTGACAATGAAACACCCCTGTGGTATAAATAATATACAGTTTGTTGATACAATCTGAAAGCTAGACAGGACGGCGGGGCAGTACCGCCCGCCTCCACCATAATTACTTGGAGAATATGATGATAGAAAGAATTATAAGTTGGTTAGAAGAGAAGTTCACACCAAAACCAACTATTGCATATTTATCTGGAATTCGTAAATCAAGTAATTATGATGGGGGCGAAATAGGTTCGACTGATGGTAATAGGAAAGAGTAGAACTGTGGTATGGTCGCCTGATAGACCAATGAAGTAAACGCAAACGATAATGACTTTGCATTAGCAGCCTAGGTTGCTTAGGGTTTCGGTAGGTTTCCTCGTAACAGAATAACCTACCACGTTCATCCTCAGTAGAGGACGGAAGTATGCTATAATGCAGAAGGAACGCACTCAACTGTAAAAAGGAGAGTGATATGGAACTTTGGCAATTGTGGGTATATCGAAGACTGATATTAGAACACAAACGCAATAAACTTCTCAAACTGCTGTGGTTGAAACGATAAATTATGGAGTTAGTATGTACAGAGTGACAGGATATTTTAGAGAACAAAAGGTAGTCAGATACTTCAGTGATGTATATGACGCTATTGATTTCAAAGATATTGTTGATGCAAACTATCCTCTGAAAGTGACGTTTGAAAAAGGAGTATATCCAGTGAGAAGTTTTATTGTAGACAGTTGGAATGCTGTTATGAATTCGGAGTACAATCCACTTAGTGTGATTCCACACACTGGTACTAGACATATGATTATGCAAGTACTGGCGTGGATGTGGGTGATTGTATTCACAGTAGTTACAGGTACATGGGCATGGGTTGGTATTAATATCGTTGCCCATACTCTATTACTTGGTGCTATTGTGATTACTGTTGCAACATTTGAAACTGCTAAACGTAAACCAGAATATTTTGGTGGATTTGGTAGAGCACAAGGTGGTGAACACGAATAGTGTGGCGACTTAATACGCTCGTGTGGGGTCACGGTTAACCCCACAATCACACAACATAACACAACACACAAGGAGAAAAGTTATGAGTAATAAAAACCCTTTTGAACTACGGTTCGATGTTCTAAGAATGGCAAAGGAAATGATGGATACGCAACACGAAGTTGCGAACAACAAATTCTGGTCAATGATAGAACAGTACAAAGACCAAGGTAAGGATATACAAGAAGTGTATGCAAAGTATACACCAGAGATGTATAAACCTTCCGAAGTCATGGTAAAGGCAGAAGAACTCTACAAGTTTATAACTAAGAGAGACTAATGCCTACTTGCACCCAGCACTTATACACTGGCTCTGCTTTATAAGGTGGGGGGAAGAATATTCCTTTCGCTTCCCCTCACCACTTTATTGAATAACATGGAGATATTATGAACTTAGAAGAATTTGCAGTGATGACGCCAAAGAAATTCGCCATCAAGATTGAAGAATTAGTAAAACTTGGTAATGGACAGACAAGTTATATGGATGCAATATTAGATTATTGTGAGAAAAATCAAATGGAGCCGGATGCAGTCGCACCCTTAATCTCCAAACCACTCAAGGAAAAGATAGAGGCAGATGCAAGAGAATTAAATTTCTTGCCAAGAGTTGCAACCCTACCAATCTAAGGAATATTCCAATGGAAGGATGGACTGCATATCAGATGTATCTAGGTCTGAAACTTCATTTCAACACAGATTACGATTACAAAAAGTACAGTGGTAAAACCTCTGCTTCTAAGGGGTCATTCCTTAAACGTAAGGATAGATACTTTTTTGCTCGTGTCGCTAGAAAGTATGGAGATAAGACAGAACATTATTATATCGCTAATTTTGTAAAGTCGCCAAAAGGATGGTTGGGTGATTTTAGTGAAGAGAATTATATAGATTGGTCAAAATACAAACAGTCATTGACCTATAACTTTATGACTGACATGAGTGTTTTATTTGCACAAGTTGAAGATTTCGATTCAATTTTCTCTTTACAAAAGGGTCAACATCCTGTATTATTAAAGAACTTCCTTGCAAAGAGGATTAGTTTAGAAACGATGGTAATCCTTGATGGATTGCTGAACTATGTAGGAAAATGGGATAAGGAATTACACGATGATTTAATATGGCCAGATAGTAGACGTTTAATCGTCAAATACGGTGCATTTTTGACTTATGATATTCATAAATGTAGGAATCAACTTTTGAGGACAATAAAGGAAACTTTCTAATGTCTGATGAAATAATTAGGGAAAGAGATTTCTATCGTGCAAAACTTTCAGAACTTGTTGCACGAAATAAAACTCTAGAGTTTGACAACGCTGAATTGGTAAAGCGTGACCAAGATGTCTCAAAGAGACTGAATGAAATGTCATCTCGTGGTAACAATACTTACCGCCCTCGCCCACGAAGGGCACATTAAAGACCAGAACCTCGGCACGTTTGAAAACTGCCCATTTGAAATTTGTAACAAAGGTGGAAAAGAATATGGTAGAAAATAAGGAAGTAAATAAAATGCTTACATCAGCAAGACTAATTAGTTATTCACAACCACCAGAAGGAGAGTTGTATGTCGGTAAAGATGTCCAAGAACTTATATCTTATTGCGCCCGTGTCTCCAATCCGGCCAATCAAGAAGCACACAAAACGTCCGAAAAACTTATCAAATACCTTGTTAAAAACAAGCACTGGTCGCCGCTTGAAATGGCTAGCGCTTGCATAGAGATTGAGACTACTCGTGATATTGCACACCAAATTGTACGTCACAGAAGTTTTGCTTTCCAAGAGTTTAGTCAACGATATGCAGAACCATCTGCTATGGGTGATGCATTTACAACTCGTGAAGCAAGACTACAGGACACAACCAATAGACAGAACTCTATTGAGATTGAGAATGACCCAACTATTCAAATGGATGCAAAGACAGTTGAACTCATTACAGACTGGCAACGTAGACAACACGGAGTTATCAATCAAGCAAAAGATGCTTATGATTGGGCGATAAAGAATGGTATTGCAAAAGAACAAGCAAGAGTTGTTCTACCAGAAGGATTGACTAAAACAAGGTTGTACATGAATGGGACATTACGTTCTTGGGTACATTATATTGAATTGCGTTCTGCAAATGGAACGCAGAAAGAGCATATGGATGTTGCAAAGAAATGTGCAATTGAAATTGCTAAAATCTTCCCACTAATGGAGAAATTATAATGACTTTTTATTTAACCCACCAAGAAGACGATGACGGCCCAGAATCGTATCATACTCAAAGAGTAGAGTTTACTGTTGCTGATGATGCAGATATTAGTGAACTATGTGATTCATTTGAACACTTTCTAAAAGCAAATGGATATCAGTTTGATGGACATATTGGTATCATTCCTAAAAAAGAATGGTTCAATAGTTGGAAACCAGAAGATGATGCTACCTCTGGACACTACAGAGTAAAGTTCAATTGGAATACTGACCTTGGGTAGAGTATTTGTATTAGGTAACGGAGAATCAAGACTAGGAATGGACTTGATTGGTCTGAAGTCTCAGGGGAAAATGTATGGTTGTAATGCTTTGTATCGCAACTTTACACCTGATGTACTTGTATGTGTAGACGGTGCTATGCAACACGAAGTATATGCTTCTGGATATGCACTAGACCATAAATGTTATTTTCGTACATGGGATAAACTACCAGAAGAAGCATATCTTATGCTGGTAGACCAAACTGTATTTGATGATGAAGGGTTTACAATACAGAACCAAAAACTTGGTAGGAAACAATTTGTACTGAATGGTACAGACCCCAATCAGATGAGACAGTTATTTGAATATTATATGGACAAAGGCACTGATAAAGTAACTGTTGATGAATTGTTATCAAAACATCACAGATGGATTACTTGGACAGAAGAGAATGACGAAGTACATATCATTCCAGAGAATTATGGTGGTTGGAGTGCAGGGCCAATTGCTGTGAGGATGGCACTAGAAGATGAAAATCCAGATGAAGTATATCTGATTGGATTCGACTTGGGTAGTCCGAATGAGTTGATTAATAATGTTTACAAGGGTACAGATAACTATCTGTCTAATGATGCTGCTGTGACACCCTCAGTTAACTGGATTTCTCAACACCTAAATAACTTTACAGATTATCCTGATACGAAATTCTATAAGGTTAATACTGCCCCACTAGGAACAGATGCGACTTGTCAATTCGTGAAAGAGTGGGAACACTGCGAAAACCTCCAATATATAGAGAAAAATTCTTTGCAATTATCTCTTGACTTTGGGTGGATGATGTAGTATTATATAACTTACATGATGAATAATGTGAAATACTTAAACATACATAAACATACGGAGAAAAAAATATGTCTATTTCAACACTAAGAAACCAGAACAGTCTGGATAAACTACTCGCACAAGTACAGCAAGATGAGAAACCATCAGGCGGTGATAAGAAGTCCTATGTGGATGACCGTCTATGGAAACCTGTCGTGGATAAAGGTGGCAACGGTTACGCAGTAATTCGCTTCCTGCCTGCTCCAGAGGGTGACTCTGAGATGCCGTGGGTGAGAGTATGGAATCATGCATTCCAAGGCCCAACTGGTCAATGGTTTATTGAAAACTCTTTGACTACTATTAACCAGACCTGTCCTATCAGTGAGATGAACTCTCAATTGTGGAACTCTGGTGTAGAGTCTGATAAGGAGATTGCAAGGAAACAGAAACGTAAGTTGCAATATTATGCTAATATCTACGTTGTAGAAGATGCTGCGAACCCAGAGAATAACGGTAAAGTTATGCTCTATAAGTTCGGTAAGAAAATCTTTGATAAGTTGATGGAAGCAATGCAACCTGAGTTTCCTGATGACCCTCAAATCAATCCATTTGATATGTGGGAAGGTGCAAACTTCAAATTGAAGATTCGTAAAGTAGATGGTTACTGGAACTATGATAAGTCAGAATTTGACTCTAAGTCACAGTTAAAGTCTACTGACGATGAACTAGAGGCAATCTATAAGAAGACCCATTCTTTGAATGACTTCATTGCACCTAGTAACTTCAAGTCTTATGATGAGTTGAAAACTAGGTTGGATGCTGTACTGTCTGGTACAGTTGCAACTAAAACTGCCGCTGCGATGGCAGAAGAGGATGAAGTTCCTTTTACACCATCATTCAAAACTGAGGCACCTGCCCCTATGGCAAGTGTTGATGCTGAAGAGGACGATGCAATGTCGTACTTTGAAAAGTTGGCAAATGAATAAGGTATACTAGTAGTAATATCCTTGGTGTGTAGTAAGTCTTTTACAGTCGCAACACCACACTAAATAGACTAGGTAGTAAAGTAAGACGAATGGGGGCAGAAGAGATTCTGCTCCCATTTCTACGTTCTGGTATTATAATTGCATGACAATATATTGACAAATATGTGCGTCAAATTGTTATGGGTGTCAAATATTTGAATGAATTAAAAGTCTTATAAATATTGTCGTAGTATATAAGAGGGAGTATTACATTGGAAAAAATTATAATGGCGCTGGGCATTTTATTCTTAACGACCACTGGCGCCTTTGCTCAAACAGTTGTTGAAACAACAACTAAAAGTAATTCAGATGTTACAACATCAGGGAAAACAATAGTTATTTCCCCACCACCTTCTGCTATTTCACCATCTGTAAATTCGTCATCATCTGACTT